AATGCACACAACGAACTCATCCATAGATTCGAGAACAAAGTAAGTGCAGTACTGTTTACAATCTATACTTCTAAAAGTTTTTATCGTTCAGCGGACCAAATATTGATGTGGGACACAGAAATAAATAAAAACTATACAGATGTACTGAGCCTACGCCGTGCAGTAACAGGTGCAATTAAGATAAACGACTATGATCTTGCTGATATTAGGCAATCTCGGTTAGAAATTGCACAATCGAGACTGGAAAATGCTCGAAACAAAATATCAAATTTGCACAAGCAGGCTAAATATAATAAAGTTTGGGAATAACAACTATGCGACTATCAGAAATGCACACAGCAGTAACACCACAGAAAATCAACAAAGTAATGGAAAGCCGCTTTGGGTTTACAGTGGATTACGATAACATGAGCTATGCTAAAGCTCAACGTTTAAACAAAGCTCTTTCAGAGAGCATGAACTCTATTAGAAAAAGCTTCGGCGCTCACACCGCTGAAAAGAATCCACGTTACATTGAGTTAATGTTGGTTAAAGAAGGCCTGGGCAAGTGGCTCAATAGCGAACAAGGTTTGCTAGAAAGCGAAATGGGTCGTAGTGAAGCTGTATTAGCTGCCAAAGACATTGTTGACAGTGTACAAGACATGCTAGAAAAGATCAGCAAGATCCAAAACGAACAAGTTCCTGCATTGATTGACACTATCCGTGACCAAATCGGTGGCGAACAAGCAGAACAATTCAAGGCTTCTGTTAGCCCAATGTTAACTGAATTGTATTCAGCATTGAGCACAGCACGTGAAGGCAGTGATACTGCTGTTCGTGCACTAGCCGGAGAAGACGTTGGTACTCCAATGGGCATGGGCGGTATGGGTAGTGACCCTACTGGCGGCATGGGCGGTAGCGCAGACATGGGAATGGGCACTAGCGACTTAGACACAGATATGGATACATTTGATGCTGAGCCTGCTGCTGTAGGCGGCGACATTGAAGACACTGCAACTCCTGAATTAGGTAGAAGTCGTCGTTAATATGCGTATCCGCGATATTATATTTGAAGATGATTTGGGGCTTGACCCCATCGAAGACGAAGCAGATACTCGCGGCGACGAGGCCTTAATTACGGTCCTATATGGATTACGTGACGAGGCCGCGGTTAGTAACGCAGTGACTCCTCGCGTATCGATCAATGCCGTTATCGACCGTGTTGCTTCTATCCCGGGCAACGAGGCATTCAACTACACATTGTTAGTTAATGCCATGAACGATAACGAAACTGTAAAGAAGTTGGTCAAAGGCAAGCCCGAAGATGATCCTAAAACTGGTAAGAAGTACATTTACTTGCAACCAGCCGATTCGATCATTGGCGGAGACGAAGATCCAAGTGACCCATTGGGTGCAGCAGATGCTCCTGCAGGCGATCCTTCTAAAACAGTTGACGGTATGGCTAAACGGGCTCTTGCAAAACGAAGCTAAGTTGTCTATACTGTTACTATGACACATAGTAATAACACTACTGGAACCCACATATGTGGGTTTCGTCACGAAAGAACTCCGAAATCAAATATTAATGGAAATAATTAAGCACACCAACGGGTTTCCTTATGCATGGAAAGCCGGTAGGGTTGAACAACTAATACGTTCGATATTAGAAAACAAAGCAAGAGAACAGCTAAACGTCAACAGGGTAATGATCATTAACCCCACATGGATGCACGAAGACAATATCTCTCAAGACATCATTGACAAGAACCCAGACTTTATTATCTGTCACAATTTTGTTGACCCTGTAGTTCCTAAAATATTTGAAGCCATTGAAAAATCTGGCAAGCCTTATTTGATACTAGGCAATGCTGTGCAGTATCGTATTGACTTCTGGGCTATGGTATGTGATTTGTATTTTCAAAATTACGAAGAACACGATGTTGCCATTAGAGACACAGCACGTAAGTATATCTGCTTGAATCGCAAGCCACATCCTCACAGGATACAGTTAGTGCACCATCTGCTAGATGCAGGACTACAAGGCAGCGGACACATTAGTTTAGGGTTGCCCGGTGACAGGGCCATTGTAGTCGATACTGAGTTTAGGGAAGAACAAGGTATTGCAGACGAATATGGAAATCTCGGCGTTGAGGAAACCTTTGTTAGTAACAAGATACGCAATGATATTTTCAGCTTGGGTAATATGAATGTGTGGAAAGAATCATTCCTGTGCTTAGTAACTGAAACAGAGTTTAGTAATGTTGATC